CTTGGTGTGCTTGTGGGTACTATAGAGCATAGCCGCAAAGCCGTACTGCATAGTGAAATCATCCCAAACGTCCAGGGTTCCGTAGTCAATATCGAGCGTGGCCACACTTCGCCACATCACGTTATCAGTCTTACGACGGCCACCTGAAAGATAGCCACCGACAAAACCGCCAACGTCCTTTATGTCGCTTTGTTCCTCGCGGGTCATTTTCAGATACTCTTTCATGGTCTCATCTGTCCGCTTGGTCTGGCTACACCTGGCCACCAACTCACTCCATTGCCATTTTTTGTTTTTCCACTTCTTAGACAGTCGGCTGTGTGCCGTTGCCAGGTCTAAAGTGAAATCATGGCTCAATGCTACCGTACTCATACCAACGAATTTATTAGGTTTCTGAAATACGGTGCAAACTCCTGGTCTGTGTAGATCTCTATTTCCCAGATCCCGCTAACAACTCGCCTCATTCTCATTTCAAACGGGTTGTCCTCATTGATCAACTTATCCTGTAGGATCTTCACAAATCCGCTGTTCATCGTCGCGTTTATTACGTGGCTGTATGCTGTTTCTTTCATATTATAGCCTCCTATCTTTTGTTACTTTCCACACTTCTGCTAACTCTGAGAAATTGATTTTGTTTACCATCATCTTGACCTCTTTAGGCGGTTTGTCGTAGTATGAAAAGCTGCCTGTCTCTTTTCTTACTCTCAGCATTTTTTTGACTGCAAACGTAAAATTAGTAATGGGTTTCCCGGCTGCAATCCTTGTGAGAAATATTGAGGTCGCTGTAACTGCGGCATCAAGTGAGGTGGCACGGCCCATTTTGAGGGAATGGCAACAATAATAGATACAATGCGGCAATAACCTTTCTGTGACGTACTTAAAAATCGGCTCCAGGTTGTTTGTATGGTGGTATTCATATAACAAGTTAGATTCTTCGGCGGCTGTGACGATCATTTCATCATAGCGGGCCTCTTCATCTTTGTGCTGCTCCATTCTCCACCAATCAGCCTTATTGTCAGTCGGCTTGATCTTGCCTTGTTTGACAAGTTTTAGCCAGGATTCACAATCGAGACGGTCTTTGCCTCTGTGCCTGTATCTCTGCCCGGCAATGGTGATCTCAGCACGCCAACAATTCTTAAAGTAGCGTTTGCCGTTCTTTATTTCCTTTAGCCCATCATCAAAATAGATCGTTCCATCTGTCCTAATATCGTCTAAAGTATTGCCGGGGTTAATCGGGCATCTATGGGCATCCTTATTGGGTTCTATTATTCTCATGTTACCACAATTCAAGTTGTTTGTACTCTTTTTTCTTTCTCATTGTCGCCTCTGTTAGTTCGGGCTTGGGCGGTTCCTGCTTATCAGGTGGCGGCGGGGCTTCTTTCTGTGCCTCTTTCGCTTTTCGTATAGCAATCATTCTTGACGTGCAAACAAATCTCTCCGGGCGCATTTCCATTCGGATGCTTGGCACATTGGTAGGAAACGGCCACATGGATTCATTGATAATGTAGCCTGCTCTGACGGCTTCGGGTTCGCAAAGTGTGTCGTGACAAACGGCCTCACCAAAACACCCGTGTACCATAATGTTAATAGCCGACATTTTCACACAATTATAATCCAAATCTTCCGCTACCAAATATGGCCTGTTGGCTGCAATCTTTATATCGTCGTAATGCAGATCGTTTTTCATCATTTCCAACAATACCTTATTGCCTGCCAGGATTAATCGTGAACTGCCTGCTGCCGGATCGTTGATACAGATACGCTTTCCAAAAGGCGTTTTGGTCTCATACTCTTCAAGGTTTGCACCTCTCATATTGCAGGCTGCAACCATATTGCAAACTGAGGGTGGCGTGAAAAACTGCCCTTTTCCGTTACCGCTTGGATGCAAGGCCATAAACAGATCGCCGAAAGCATCGTACCAACCTAATTCCTGTGTTTGCTGTGCCATTATCTTTAAATAGGTTCCGGCCATTTCAAAGAATTTCTTAGATTCGTCGCTGCTATATTTCCAACCGTCTATTTTACCGCCTACGGGATTAAAAAGCCATATCAGGTAATCAAGAAAATCTGTGAACACCTGGTTAGTGTCGTAGCCCTTACTACGGCAAAAGTCATTCATCAGTTTTTCAAGGGGACGGATGGCGTTGTCACCTGCATATTCCTTACTCATAGCCCTAATTAGTCCTCTCCTTTAAAATAATCATCACTAACCAACATCGGCATAATCAGCATCAGGGCATCTTCATTCTCGGCCTGGATTGTGGGCTGCACAATGCTTGCCCGGCTTTCGTCGGTGCAATAGAATGTCACGTACTCGGCATTAAGGTTTTTGAGTATCTTGATAATACCTTCATCCTTATAGCCGATTCTGAGTTTATCACCCTTGTATTGGCAGGGGATCGTCTCGTTTGCCTCTACCGCAAAATCATAGTCCTTTGTCTCCAGGCGCATTTTCTCGTTTTCCATATAAACGACGATCAGGCCGCTACTATCCGGCGTAAACTGCATTAGTCGCTCTATTGACTTGATGAGGCTGATACGCTTTACCTGGCACTCCTTTGTGTGGGTGGTGGGTATCACGCTGTCGTAGTTAGGATAGCGGCCTTGGATCGGGGAAAATACAAGTTCAATGTTATCTACTGCGATCCTGCAACATGGGGCGGGTGTCTTAACGCCTTTCTCTACCTTCGTGTCCGGCTCATACTCGTTTAACTGCATGAGCACAAAGCCCGTCTTTGGCAGTACCTTCAAAAGAATATTTACGATTCTCTTAGGCAGTACGCACATGGCTTTTTTCTCGTTCTGGCCCTTCTGTCTGATCCTTACTAACAGGTGGCCGTCGGATGCTGCAAAATCGGTATAGTTCTCAGTAATGTTTACGCATACGCCATTCATCACGGGGCGTAATTCATCGTCGGCCATAGCAAACTTGCATTTGCTCAACACCGAAAGCAAACCTGGTGCTTCCATTTCATACTCTTTGGCCCAGGTTTCATTGATGGTAGGCTTTGGGCGTTCCATAAACTCGGCTGCACCCTCCGACAAAGGCAATGCAAAGCTGCCGATTGAGTGACGTACTACAACCTGGTATTCGTACACCTCAAAAGTGAGTTGCTGATCTTCCAGGGTCTTAACCGCTTTCAATAACTGCGGCGCAAACAGGGCAAATGTGGCTGTGGCTCCGTCCGGGTTGCCTACTGAGATCGTAACGCTCATAAAGATTTCACCGTTACTTGTCAGGATTGCCATTTGGTCGGCCTCAACCTTGAAAACGTAACTTCTGAAAGCGTCTGCCCAACCGCTTCTGCTGTTATACTCCTTGTAGGTCATTACGGCATAGGCTGATTGCTGTAGTGCCTGTAAGAGTACGTTTCTATTTATTTCAAATTTCGTTGATGTCATAATGTCTTTGGATTAAAATAATTCAAGTTGTTTGGGATAGAGTGATACAGAGGGATAGATGTAGGATCGTTTCTCTGGCCTGGTTCTCAGGGTTTTTGCTCTGAGGCTTTCGGCCATAGTTTTTCTGCACGGTGGCGTAATAGCGTCTCGCCTACGTGTCAGGCGGTTTATTGCCGTAACACAATAGTCTGGTTCCTTGATTGCTGTCATGGTCGCCAATGTCTATAATACCGATAGTCTATGCAGCCGGGGTTGTTCTCGCTTACTGAGTTTCCCGATATATTGCAAGTACCGAAGCCGGGGCAATTAAAGCCCTCGGCCTGGTATGCAATACAGGTTCCGCATAACGCCACTTTCATTGATCTACGCTCTCGCTACATTCTGGTTGGTTACTCCCCCCCCTTGTGAGGTGGCTGCAAACTCCGGGAACAATTCACCCTCAATGTAGGTGTGACGTTCCATTTTCTTTGCCTCATCACTCATAATGTACCCTCCAACTTTTTGTGCAATTCGTCTGCACGGTGGTTAATAATCTCGCGGCTGTCACCATCTGAGAAATCGGTGGTTTCACTCCAAACCGTCACCCAGAAAATCCAGACTTTCACCTGTACCTTCACGACGTAGTGAATGGGTAGGCCGTCGTCGCCTCTCATTCTGCGTAACTGCGCTGTCTCAGCATCGCAAAACAGGTTGTAGTCTATCACATCATAAACGATGCGGGCTTTACGTCTGTAAGGATTAAAAATATTCATAATGTTACTAATTAAAATTGATCTACTAATTTACGGATATTCCGCTTTGTCTGTTTGTCTGCTTTCAGATCGAAACTCATGCTAAAGCCGTCTTTGGTCTTTCCCGTCGGCTTTGGTAGTTCTGGCGGGTCGCAAGGTTCCGTTTTTAAATCGTACTTTGCTTTGTTTCCACCTGCCGGGCTGATCTTGATGTCCTTGATCTTTGACCAAACCTGGCTACCGTCTTTGAAGGTGGCACAAACCAGGTGGCCGATAGCCTTTTGTTTCTCTCTGTTGAACTTCTTTTTAACGATTCTCCATTTCATGCGATCAGGGATTCAATGCCCGGCTTTCGCCGGGCTAAAGTTTAACAACTAACTACTAACAACTAACAACTAACTAATAAATGCTGACACTGCCCGAACTCGATTCGTGTCCGATGCCTTAGCGTTGGTGTAAGCGTAGCCGTCGAGGAGGTAGAGACGCCAGGCGTTCGTGGCTGAATACTCGGTACTTGACCAATACCAAACGCCATCAATGGTATCAAAGCCTACATATTCCAGGGCCTCATTGATCGCCTTACGATTCATGAAGATAAAATAGAGTTCTGCCAGGCTTGGGATCCACCAACCATCTTTCAGGCTGATTTCCTCATTCAGTCCAATGTCTTGCAGGTGCTTGGTGTTCTCCTTACCGTTCCAATCGGCTACTGCATCCAGATAGTTGTCAATGTAGCCTTTGTAGCCCTTGGTCTTATCCTCTGAGGCTGTCAGGGTAATGTCCTCACCGTCGGCCTGGTCTTTAACGTCAACCGTCAATGCCCAACCTCCACGTTTCACGCCAATGCCTGAAACATTGTCCTTTTCGTTCTGGCCTGTGAATTTCTCAATGCGGCCATCCGCATAAACCAGGTAGATGCCATCCTCTGTAGGTATGGTGGTTTCCCAATTCAGCGGGTTAATTTCCTGGTGGGCGGGATCAATGCCTACCGTTGTGCCACCTTCTGCCAGGAACTTGTAAGCCTCCCGGCAAAAATCTACGCTCTTAGGATCATCGACAATACCGAATTTGTCTAAGAGTTCCATTTTCATTTTTTGGATTTCTGTCATAATGTAATAAGTTTAGTGGATTTATAAATCAATACCGTTAATCTGATTCGCAATGTTGATGTAACTTTCGGGCTTGGCTCTCATGTTGCAGAGTTCACCATCCTGTGAAAGTATATCATAACCCGCTTCTTTGAGGTCTGCGGCCTTCATGGGTACTACGAACTGAGTGCCTGATGCCAACTCTACCAATACGGCAATATCGCCCTCTGGCAAATGGAATTTCTTTGGCAATGTCCTGACGCTAACCGTGCCACCCATATTGAATTGAATGTAACCACGTCCAATGCTCCACTCCTTTTGTCTGACGGGCCGGACTGCTGCATACTGAAAGTTTATAAAATGCTTTGCCATAGTCTTTAGGGTGTTAAAAGTCTGATACGTCTATATGTCTGATTGATCCGCTTGCCGTGCCATCTTTCTTGACCGGGTGGCAGAATACAACTACATAGCCGCAACAATCAATGCCGAATTTGTCATAGTAGTACGGTGTGCCTTTTTTGGTGGCGATCTGATCACCGCTTTTGATATTGTGTTGTTGCTCAAACTCTGCCTGTTTCGCGTCTCTGAACTTAACAAGCAAATCCGATCTTTTGAGCCTCAAACGCTCAATTTCGGCTGTCAACTGCTGTATTTGCTTTTCAATTTCTTCTGATTTCATACTGATATGGTGCTTTAATTGTTAATTTTCCGTTAAATAGGCTTTCTAAGCCCTTTGAATTGTCGGGGTGCTCAGTTATACGTCTAAGCCTCCGTTTGTTCCTTCTCGGTCTTTTCTGCCTTTTCCTTTTCGTCCAAAATGTGTGCTGCCATACCGATTGCAGCGACGGTGATCACAAATTTAGCCTGGTTAGCCTCATCGGGTTTTACGTCCTCAACCTGGCCGTAGTCAATGGTGATTTCGTCACCGATAGCCTCAACCAAATGTGCTGCCAATTTGGGGTCTTTCTGTGTGAAACCTAACGCAAGCAAGGTATCACGGATATACTGCTTTTCAACCTCGAAAACTACTTTTACTTTTTCTTCCATAATGATGTTTGTTTTATTGGGTTAATACTAATCTTTCAGATAGTACGGTGTCGAATACCCTGCGCCTTTCAGGGGCAAATCCCTGCACCACTCAATCGGCTCACTAAATAGGGCCTCAACTTGATCTAACGTTTGGTCGGGTGTGGCCTCGACAATGATTTCATCGTGAATGTGGAAAACGACGGGCAAACCTTTCTCCCTGGCTCTGAGTATGACAATGCCCAGAATGTCACGGGCTACGGCCTGCACAATGTTCTCTGTCAGCTTACCGCCATAGGTTCGGATGCTGCCCCATTTCTTCGTGGTCTGATTCAGGCCCTCATATTCAATGATCTCATGGTCGCCTCTCCACCCGTCGTTATACTCAGTTTCTATAACTGCGCGTGGGTAGCAGATCGTCCGGCCACTTGGCAGGGTAATTGTCAGCATACCCCAACGTCGGCCAATCTGGATGCCTCTGTGTACCGTCACGCTCTTACCCGTCTTGATGGCAGAGATAGCGGCTTTCTCAATGATACCCCACATCTTGACAATTCGCGGGTTACTATCACGCCAAAGTTTCACGATCTCCTTTTCTTCATCTTCTGTCAGTCCCAATTTGCTGCCACCCATAGCCTCCAAAGCCGATACACCACCCCCATAGCCCAATGCCAGGGTAGCGATCTTTCCTTTTTGTCTGAGGGCTGCATTTTGGCCGTGTTTCTCAACGGGTACTTTGAACATACGGGATGCGTTTGCACAATAGATGTCGCCGTTTGACCTGAATACATCTAATACCCACTCTTCACCTGCAAGCCAGGCGATCACGCGGGCCTCGATAGCGGAAAAGTCGCAAACGTGGAATGTGTGGCCTGGTGCTGCAATGAACGCTGTACGGATCAACTCACTCAATACCTGTGTGACGTTCCCATAGTTCATTTCAAACTCATCTAAATCACCCTGCTTAACCAAGTAACGGGCGTAGTCCAAACTTTCCAGGTGGTTTTGTGGTAGGTTCTGCACCTGTACCAAACGGCCTGCCCAACGTCCTGTGCGGGCTGCACCGCAAAACTGCAAAAGTCCGTGTATGCGTCCATCCTTACAAACGCACGTCTGCATGGCACTATACTTTTTATTTGAGGTTTTGCCCATTTCCCTACGGATAGCCAGGACTTGTTGGGCCTTGGGCCAATAGATGAGCTGCTTTTCCAGATCATCCAAATTTTTCTTATTCAGGGATGCCACCGTAAAGCCTGTAACCTGGCTGATCCAATCCTTGATCTGTGCCGGGCTGTTGGGGTTTTCCATTCCTGTCATTTCCTGTGCCTGTTTCAGCAACTCAGCCTTATACTCATCGTCAAACCTGGCGGCTGCATCCACTAACACCTGGTCGATCATCACGCCACGATCATTGATTTCCTGGTCGGCAACGTAGAGTAATTCATCAAAGGCGGCGGGCTGCAATCGTCTCACCCTCTTACGGATGGCCTGCTCTACATCTACGTCTCTGTTGTTATAGTCTTTGAACGTCTGCCATTTGTCGGGCGCGTCAGCGGGCAAATGTCGCTTGCCGTTCTTTCCCGGTACTGAGAAATAGCGGATCAGGGCCTTACCCTCTGTCATTTTACCTTCTGCCAGGTGCAACACCTCACCACACTGCCCCAGGGATAGAGGCAGGCCCATACGTGCTGCCAATACCATAGTACACTGCCATTGGGCGGGATCAAGGGGCTTGGATAGTCCTAAATACTTCGTTAGGCATATTCTTTCAAAGGCGGCATTGAAAGCGGTTTTGAGCACGTCGGGATCAGTCAGGGCGGTAATGATCCAATCTGGCAACACCTCGCCGGATGCCAGGTCTATACACTGCGCCTTTTCACCGTCTATGCTATATGCGAAAAGCAATATAGTAAAGTCCGGGGCCTCAACGTACTTGTAAACGCCACA